TGATTCCTCCAAGCCGAGGCCCCTACACACCATTTACCACACTACACCATTTACCACACTACACCATTTACCACACTACACCATTTACCACCCGTATCACCCATACACCAAGAGGCACCTCAATATCACCCGTATCCCCCCCTCCCCCTTTTATTTCACCTAGAAAAAAATGGGCCCCCACCCCAATTGCTGGAAGAGTTCTCGTAGCAAAACATACCATTGGAGGTTTTCCAAATGGCCCTATTATTCCATATTTGGTATTACGTATCGCTTGTAACCATGATAGTCGTTGTGCTTACGGCAACGAAAACTATCCGTGTCTGGCACATTATAATGGCCATTATATGCTTGCCCGGCACCATAGTCTTATTTGTGGGGTTCCTAGCACTTTGTATACCGCTGGTTATTATAGCACTGGTAGGTAAGTATGGCAAGAAGTACGGTAGAAGTGCATGGAGGATTCTGACCAAGACCGTATATACTTTCAAACACTAGGGGGAATACAAATGGAGTTCGGTATTTTGTTACTAGACCCTGCTACTGGAGAATGGCAATTCGGAACCAGCCAATATAATTTAGCACCTATCGCTAGCAGTAGCAATAAAGGCTACTGGGCACTATTAGAGGCTCTGAAAATCTTAACCATCCTAGGCTGGACAGTCGTATTCTCTACCCAACAATATATTGTCCTGAACAGGTATACTCAAACTAATGTAGAGGTAAAGTTGCCCTGAAGACTTACGAGCACTGTAAACTGTATGAAGGTAACGGCAACTGGTATGTAAGGCAAGCGTATTCGGACATCTATAGGGTCAAGGGATACAAAGGCTATGATTGCCTAGCAGCACTGAAAACATCAGGGCTAGGAAAAAGGCTGGAGAGTCTGTGCCCTGTATGATGGGGATAGAAAACTATGTAGGGAGATTGAGTAGGATGACCTATGCTTTGCTATATGTAAATAGCAAAGGGTGGATGATTAAGTGGGCCAATACAGACAAACTACTGTATCTATATGAAGCTAAGACATTGTTGGATGCTCTATCTGAGATAGATTCTCTTGGTTACAAGCTAATTACCAGTACATCTAAAGGTGAATACATCATCGGGAAGTAAATACTAACTGCTGAGTACATACTCAGCAGTATTTTCATTCAAAGGAGGCATAATAATGTCCTGGGCATACGTAGGGTGCATAGCGGATATTCCTGTAGGGGCCATTGTCTTAATACCTAAGGAGAGGAAATTTCTCTTTATTAGGTATAAAGTCAAGACTAAATGGGTATTGATGACTAAAAGATGCAGGAACGGTAAAGTACACGTCACCCTACGTCATGCCTTCACTTCAGAATTACGTATAGGGCATATGGACAAGGAAACCACATTCGAGTATCGTATCGAGGTGAGGTAAATGTCCGCAAATATGAAGTTGGTACAGTCAGCTATAGACTTTATGATGACAGCTCACCCTAAAATGTATGAGATGGTCAAGAGTGTAGGATGGGTCATATTCAATGGGTATGTGTATGTCATAAATGAGTACGGATTCGTGTCGTACAGGAAGAAAGTGTCAGAGTGGGATTGGGGTAAGAGCGGAGACGAGAAGTAGAGTCTCCAGTTCTTTTTGTCGGAGGTGGCCTTGATGCAAACGAAGAAGTTTTTGGTAGCTGTAATACCAATTCCGAATGACTCGGAAAATGTATTGGACGGTATCAACAGAAACTTATCTAGCGGCAATCCAGTACTACTAGGCTCAGTCTACTCGATTGGTGGGGAAGTCGGTAAAGAAGTTGATCCTAACTTGCTTAGACACCTTGTAAATAAGGGTATCGAGTATATCCAGAACAACTTAGACTCCGAACTCGATAATTTACTGGGGGCGTTTGGAGATGAAGAATGAAGCGTATGTAATTGCCATTGTTCCTGTTAGCAGGGAGAAGAATGGCACACGACAAGACTTAGCAGAGGCTTTGTTCAATGGAGCTAGTATTATCGCCTCTCACTACGGAATTTTCAACATTGACAAGATATCTGGTAAGGATTTAGTGTCCGTAACCCATGGCATGCTGTCGAGCAACTTTTATCTGTACCATAACTACCTCACCGACGAAAATGTAGGGAAGTTCCTAGACGAAACATCAATTAGACACCTCAGGTTCGTAATAGCAGTTGTACCCGTGAAGTATGACGATGGCTTGAAGTACCATGTCAGGGACTACATGATGGAGTCTTTGGCCCAGGGTAGAGAAATAATATCCTCAGAAAGGGAAATAACATGGGGGAGTGCAGTTACTAGGGAGCAGGCTATCAGGTGTACCAAAGGCAGTCTGATTGATGGTATGCTCTGGCACTTTAGGGCTCTAACAAAAGAAGAAGTGGCTAAGATGCTAGGGGTGGAGTATGACTACACGTGAGGCAACCGTAGCTTTTCTGTTCACCGCCGATTTGCAAGAAGTACTGATGCTACATCGTGCCAAAGAGCCATATGCTGGTAAATATAACGGAGTGGGCGGGCATGTAGAAGAAGGCGAGGACCCTATGTCTGCTGCTGTACGGGAGATACGTGAAGAAACAGGTATTACAGCCGTTCATGACTTCAGGCAAAGTATGACTGTTTCCTACCCCAGCGGCTGGACCCTACACGTGTTTCACGGCTGGATAGCGGAGAAACCATTCTTTTCCTTCTATACTCCAGATGGGGATTTTGTGTGGAGAAGTACGAAGGATATGCTCGATATGCACGATCCGGACATAGCTGGTGATGGCAACGTAGCCTATTTCATCTATGACGCTCTAAGATACTGGGGGTGTTTGTATTGATTAAAGTATACCAAGCACCTGAGATACCAGAAGAGTATAAGTGGAGAAAACCTATCGTCTACATCGTGGAAAGTTGCACCAAAGAATGGGATGACGAGGTATTTGCCTGTGAGCTGGCTAGGAGGCTGTCCTTCTACAGTGCAAATGACAGCCTAGATTATGAGCGTTACGACAAAAGACCAATATTCGTCGTTTACGACGTAAAGGGGTAATGAAATGTTAGACGTTCAACGTGGGTACTTGTATGAGGCTCCCGGCAATGTAATGGAAATTCGGGTAGTAGGTGTATTTGATTTTGGCAGTACCACCTATGTGTCTTACTACTACCTGGACAATGGTGTACAGTGGAAGGGCTACACTCGCACCATGCCAGAGTTTACAGACTTCTTGGAAGACAGAGGTTATCAACGGAAGCAATAGTAAAGGGTCAAACATACAAGTACTCCAAGAATGCCAGATGCCGCATAGTGGAAATTGTGGGGCATCTGGCATTTATCAGGATTTATAGAGGTAAGAAGCACCTTGGCTTTAAGACTGTGCCGATAGAGGAATTGGAAGAGAGGTTAAAGAGATATGTGTGATCACATCAACTATGAGGTGCTGTATGGTGGGGGGATACTACGCATTCTCAAATGTCTAGACTGTGGTGCCAAGCGCGAAGCTATACTAGAGCCCGGTACTGGGTTGAGACCCATCCATTCCTGGGTACTACTAAATGATAGGGGAAATGAACATGAAGAGAATCGTTAGTCTGGTAATTATGGCAGTAATGGTTGTGGTACTTTCATCCTGTAATCTGCTAGATAGTACCGTATCAGACATTGGGTCGGCTCTGCATGGTAGACCCATGACGATACAGACCTACGATGTCAACAGCCAAGTCATTGATAGAATTCATGGTACGGCTGTGGATATTCGTGCCGACGGTAAATTCGATCTGAAAGACTCCGACGGTTCTACTGTACAGAAGTCATCGGTGCTAAACGTTATTGTCGGTGGGAAAGTCATGCTGCATGTGGGTTCGTCACTAATTGCCTATGGTGATGGGCTGGAAAATGTCTTTGACCAGTTCTCTAAGACCGTTGACATCAACAATATGGACCGTAGCACCCCCATCATCAACAGATTAGTGTTCCAATTCAAGAACCTTACCACTGGTCACCACATGCTCATACTGGTTCGGTCCCAAACAGGTACACCCCTAGCTACTTTTATTGGAGATAGCATATCCTATAACAGTACCCAGGTAGACAAGTCTACGTTCTTTTGGGTGGATGGAAAGCCGCTCTTTATCTACCGCTGTGACTACACTGTATATGATCTGGGTCTGTTACAATGATTGTCCGACGTCAATTAATACGGCAGTACCCAGATATACCAAGGGATTACCTGGTATATCTGGTACAGAGGGATGACGGAATGATGGGTCAGCACCTGTATGGGGCCAAGGGCTTTAAGCTTAATACCTTTAAGCTCATTAGCTCCACCTATGATAAAAACCTCAGATTTTTCCATAATCACCCTAATCCAATTGAGGAGTACGTAGAGGGCATGGGGTGGGTACCCAATACACACGGTTTTACATGTGTGGAGGCGAGGGATTTGTGGGACCATGTTTATGAGGATTAACGTAAATTTCAGCAGATTTGAGCCAACACCCAGGGGAACTCCACAGATACTGGCTTCAGACCATGGTCGGGGCCTATGTACAAATGGATGGTAAAGTTGTAGGCAGAGTAACGGGAGTCATCCATGACTCCCTTAACATAGAAGTAACAGACCCTGACGCCATTGCTGGTATGGATGCGAGTAAAGTCATGTTCAGTATGGATGCTACTATAACAAACAGGAAAAATAATAGCTAGGAGACAATTCCTCCTTCACCTGATTCTTTTCAGGCAGAAGGAGGTTTTCTTTATGAAATCACTTCCACAAGACGTAGCAGATAGTTTTTGGGCAGATAAGGTAAGATACGACTCCCTATGCCAAGCAGTCAAGGTAGTTTCCAGTACGGGCAGGGAGGACTTGGTAGACCAGTTAACCCCACAGAAGACTGCTGCCAAGCAGGCATACATTAAGGCTCTTAATGTGCTAACCAACTTAGTCAAAGTACCTGGTTCCAATACTAATATACATCACATTAGAGATTCCTGGTACGTTGTAAGGGTCACGACAGATAAGAACATCGTAGGTGTGTCCGTAGAGCCTTTCAATCAGCGGGACCTCTATATGATCGAGCGTAACCCATCCAAGGAGCGGGATATTAGTCGTGCAGAACTGGATACCATTGCTCCAGCCATGCTTGATACAGAGGCCTTAGAGGAATACAAAATCCATCTAAGGCAGGAAGCCAATGTTATTCTAGAGTCTTACGGGATAGAGCCGTCTTCTAGTGGTTGCCCAGTCGTCTCTGTACACGCTAGCAGGCGTTATGTCCAGAGGATATTGGGTATCAAAAACGAGGCTCTGGCTGAGGAACACCGTAGAGCAAATTCACTCACCATAAGTGAAGAGGTACTGAAAGGCTTTAATAGCGCACAGCTAATATGGGAGGGAAATGACGGGGTACAGTATTGGTTAGACGAAAACAATATAGTCTATGTCTATACCGACTTTACTGTTGTTACCCTATATGAAGAAGACTTTGGGTTCGATAAGGCCATCAACCGTATGGTGACCTTTGCCCAAATCGAAGTCCTTAACAAGGTGTATAAGGAATTGTATGACTCGGAGCAGGAATATGCCCAGAAAATTGACAGCGCCGACGCTGAGGCCCAAAATATTACAGACCAGATTCAAGTTCTGGAGGCAGAACTGAGCAAGCTACAGGCACGTAAGAATCTTCTACTTGCTACTAAGGAAGAGGCTGGCAAGTCTGTGAATGCTATAAGGGCTAGGTATAATGCTGAATTCAATAAGCTGTTTAAGAAGTGGGAGGGTACTGACGGAAACATCTAGATACTTGGCCCTAGTGGGCATCAACGGTAAGGAAATTTACTACCCCCGTCTACTCCAGACAAGTAATTGATCTGGAGTAGCAAAGAAAATGTATGACTAATAGTAATGACATACAGTTTTCTAATGTAAGTAGTGAATCCTTGCAAGTGTACGCCGCTGAAATACGGGATAAGGTCTACTTTCTTAATCAAGATACCGTTGGGCCCATATACCCTGAAAAGAGGGGACCCCATAAAGTTTCCTAGGGGATCAATCAGGGTATTTCTGGATGACCTTAACAGTTACGATATTCAAGGGGAGTGTTTAACATGCAAACTCTGCGTTACTACATTCAGCAAGTCGATAACATGCGTGCCGGAATTGAGTCCCTGGAAAATGATATTTGCCGCCTACGGAACAACCGCAATATTGCAGAGGCGCTTAAGAACATTGAAGACGATGCGCGGCCCAGCATCAAGATTCTCTATAAGGAATTGGTTGACCGCCGGACTGAGCTAGAGTCACTGTTGGGTAAGTTTGTACATTTTGAAAATGTTATGGGTGGATATGCTCCCTGTCCCTGAAACTGGATACCACAGAAAAAGAACTTGAAAATGTGCAGGCAGACTATGATAACTTCCGTAGAATGATGCGTAGTGGCAAGAGTATATCGGAACATGAGCGTAGGAAGTTGCTTATGGTTCTTAAAGTACTAGAGGACAGTTTTGTGGTCTTACAGGACATGTGCCATGAAGATGTTGGTACTAGAAGAGAAAAGGTTAAAGCTTTTGATGAGCCTATAGAGCTCCTTAAGGAAACCATAAAAATATGGAAAAATGACATCACTAGGCCCCCCTGTAGGGGGCCTATTTCATTTGATGCTGGTTTAGGCATTTTATATTTTCATAGTTATTAAAGGAGGTGGGCTTATGTATGATGGAAACACTTACCCATTGAAGGAGTGCCGGGATTGCATACACCGGAGAGTATGTAAGTTCGTGGGACTTCTCAATGAGATCATCGACCAAGAGGCCCTGCCTATAACCTTCTCTACAGCTGCCTGTACCGAATATTTATCAGAGAACGACGATACAGTAGTATATCAACAATCTATTGATGAGACAGCTCCAAATGCCAATATTATCCACCGAATACTGGAAAATCAGGTGCAGGAAATTAGAGAAGGTGAACCTGAGATACTACCATACCTGCAAGTATTTATTAACCCCAAATCCTTAAATTTCCTTAGTACTTTCCCAGGATTTAAGACTATAGATGAAGTTCCCTATCTAACAATGGATGGTATTGATATCCAGGTTTCTCTATCGGATGATATATCTGAGGACTCCTATCTCATCTTCTCTGTAGAAGAGGGGGACGATGAAGATGAAGGATGACCTCAGTCTATGGCTGGTAGTGCCAAAGGGACATGAAGACCTAACACAGATACTCATTGCCTCTGACGTAGTAGAGTCCAGGCAGAAGGCATTACGTCAGGAAGAAGTGCGCAATATAGTAGACGTTGGAAATGTACCACTTATATCCAAAAACATGACGGCTGTCTTTGCCGCTCTAGGATATGAATTGATAATAGTTCGTAAAGATATTCTACACTAGTAGAAAGGGGGGGAATGCGTCGTGTCGAACAAGGAAAGAAGGCCTCCGTTGGTTAGCAGCCTATCTATGACTTTCAAACGTGTCACAGTTAATGAAGATAATGAAGAAGTTAAGAAGGAGCACAGGAAAAACCTTAAGACTCTTGTAGATGACTTCATGGATCGGATATCTAAGGGAGAAGTAGAGGGTATACGTAATGCCAAGGATTTGGTAGAGGTCATCAAGATGGACTTGGTTCTTATGGGAGAGGCATCGGACCGTACAGCTACCTCTGCTGTGGATGAAGAGGGTGTGGCTAGACTGACTCAGAGTCTAGACCCAGAAGACCCACGTGTAGCGTCCCTGATGGAAGACCTGCTCCTATCCCTTAACCAGGGCAATGATGACCAGGACACTGGCATCTAAAGAGAGGCGTTCGCCCCGGTTCGGTTTATTTGGTCAAACCTGAGAGGGGATGATCGAATTGCTAACCAAACGTATGGCAACTCATGAGAAAGCCCGTTTGGTAGCCGAACACATCATCATGACCCATGACACCATTCGTAAAACGGCTACGGTATTTAATGTCTCCCGGTCTAGTGTACACAGCTGGATAAGCAAGAATCTAGAGCAAGCACACCCGGAGACATATGCTAAAGTCAGAGCCATACTGGACTACCACCTGTCCATACGGCATCTGCGTGGCGGTGAAGCAACTAAGATCATGCACCGTAAAAGACGTGCTCAATACGAATAAGACCCATGGAAGAGATGACTTTCACAGTCGTCTCTTTTTTCATGTCAAAGTGGTGGTGAAGCTGTGGTTAGGGTGGTGATAAGCAGTGGTTGATAACCCACATTTACCGGGTAGCAGGGACGAGTTTATAAGGGAAAATCTAAGGCTAGTGCACAAGGTAGCTAGCAAGTACAAATTACATGCGGTGAGGGCCACAGGCGTTCTTATCGATTATGATGACCTATATAGTATAGGGTCCATAGGCTTGATAAAGGCCTATAACAACTATGACCCCACTAAATTTGAAAATGTGACCAGGTTTTCCACATATGCTGTACCAATGATAGTGGGTGAGATCAAAAGGTACATTAGAGACTCTAATCCGGGCCCTAAATTTTCTAGGCCTGCCAAAGAGTCCTACGCCAAGATAGTAAAATATGATTTAGTGCGTGAGAGTCCAGAAGATATATCCAGAGCGTTGGATATGAGCTTGGACCTGGTGAAAATGGGCTTGGCCTATGGGAGATACGTCTACACTCGTAGCATGAATGAGGTTGTGTTTGAAAACAATGGTGATCCTGTAACCTTAGAGGATACTGTGGCCGATCATGTGGACTTCCATATCAGTCTAGAATTGAAGGAACTTCTCTCCAGTCAAGACCCCAGGTCAGTTAAGTGTCTATTAATGTACAATGAGGGTTATACGCAGGCTGAAATAGGGGAAACAATGGGGATTAGCCAAGTGCAGGTAGGCAGGTTAATAAAGAGAGTACTTGAAAAACTTAGAAACGGGGAGACTACTAACATGGGTCAATGGGGAAATAAGAAAGAGGCGCTGAGATTATTGGCAGAAACTGATCTGTCCATAAGGCAGATAGCACAAAGGACTGGGTGTTCCAAGAATTCTGTAGCCAAGTGGGCTAAGGGGGATGCTAGGTCTGTTGTTAAGAATAGGCCTACAGAGGAAGTCACCACCCCAGTCTCGGCACCTGAGCCAGTCATACTAGTAGCGGCTAAACAAAGGGCAAATGAGCTACCCCAATATATGGCCCCGCCGCCTCAGGAATTGCCACACAAAACAGTGTTAGGGGTCGTCCCAGACGTTATATCCCCAACCATTAGCCTGAGTATAAGCCTGTCTAGTGAGGAGGCAGAGCTAGACCTCATATCCAAAGAGATTAAAGGGGCACTGGATATATTCAAATCCAAGGGGATTGATAAGGCTGGATTTTCATTCACTATAGGCTGACCAAATAGTAACCCTCAGGGACTAATACCCCCTGAGGGTTAATTTTATGTCTTTCGTACATATGTTTTACCTTCATAACTGCTATTCGATTTATTATTGTTTAGTTGGCATAATTTTAGTACACGTGGGGAGGTATAGCAATGACGTCCAGATACGGGCCCAATTTTCCTTTTCCCCTAGGCATAGATGTCAAACGGGATTTCGGAGCAGTTGGAGATGGTACTGCCGATGACACAGTTTCTATACAAAATGCCATAAACAATGCTGTGTCCAGTGGCACTGACCTCTATCTCCCAGTTGGCAACTATAGGGTGACTTCCGGTCTAACAGTTAATGGGGCCTTGAACATTAAGGGTGCTGGGGGCAAAATTACCGCTGATGGGTATTTTGCCTTGCTTACTGTAAAGGCCGATGGGTTTAAAATATCTAACGTACAGCTTGTGTGTAAAACTAAGGACCATAGTAAGACAGCGGCTGTGGCTCTATACCTAGGCAACAAAGTGTCCAGTAGCTTCAACTATATCAAGGATATCGTTATATCTGGGTGTACCATTCGTAACTTCACAACGTCTATCAAGGCCGAGTCTGTGTATTGGATGAAGATACAGGAGACTCATACCTACAACGACTACCAGGGTTTCACCTCTAACCTGGAAACCAATGCTACAGATACCCAGATCAACCCAAGTACAACCATAGCACTGGATCGGGTGTATTTCCATGGTGCTGATGCAGGTACTATATCTACTGGGTCCACTGGCATATCTATCAAGAATGCAGTAAACATAACTTTCAACTCCTGTGTATCGGAATGGTATGACTCCCTAGGCTGGATCAATGCAGCACAAACCGTAACCATGACAGATATGTACTTGGAACGCGCCAATCTAGGTTTTGAGTTCATAGGAGTTACTGGTTCTACTGTCATCGTTAACCCATACACGAATCTAGTGTCTGCTTGGACTTTCAGAATTTCCTATGGCACTTACACCTTCGTTGGGTGCCGGGGCACTCTCCCAGACGGAGCATACTTCATAGACAAGTTGTGGGAATCTTCCCTAATTCAAATAGGCTCCTTTGCAATTGACGGCGGGGGTGGCCTGTTAACGGACACACTGACTGGGGCAGCATGGGATAAGAGCAGAGTCTACCAATTTGGTAATGGGGTAACCCTTAATGACTCTAACGCTGCTGTAAGACTTTTGGACTCCACTAACAAAGGTATAGTGCTGAGCCCAACTACCATAGGTCACACAGATCCTAACGGCCCTATCTTGTTCAATGTTGGTGGAACTAATCATGTGTCTGTCTCTGGTTCGGGGGCCCAGATAAAATTCTTGTACTCTCTTAACTCGCCCTATCCAACTGATCCACAGTACGAAAACACTCTGTTGGTGGTAAAGGCGGATAAGACTGGCACCCACGACGGGGTGTCCGACAGTGTGTATATGTGCCTAAGGGATGCCACAAATACCCTTCAATGGGTACAGTTATATCCTTCTCTTGGAGCATCTTCTGGCCCACTGTCCGGCTCTTCCTTACCAACACCCAATGCTTCGTATAAGTGGCAGGACTTTGTAGTAGTTGGTGTGACTGGTGTAGCACAGGTATCCACCCTAACTGTTACCGATAAGTGTAGTACAGCGGGTAATGTTAGTGTTATCCTAGATGGTGTGACTTTCCCTGTGGCTCTAGCTACCACAGATAATACCACAGCTCTGGTGGCAACCAAGATACGTTCAGCAACTTATACGGGTTGGACTACTGGTGGATCAGGGTCTACTGTAACATTTACTAAGATTACCAAAGGCTCCGTAGGCACCATGTCCTATTCTGCTGGCCCCACTGGCGCCACTGGGACACTAGCCAATACAACCACCGGAGTTACAGGAACCTCTGATGCTGTGTAGAAGTGTATAAAGTTAGCAAACGATGTCTACGACTGGAAGCAGATACTATAAGGGGGTGCTGACAAATGACCATTAAGAGCACAGTCTATAATGTTCGAGATTTCGGTGCTAAGGGTGATGGTGTTACCGATGATTCTGACGCATTCGCCGCTGCTATAAAGGCTGTGTGGGACAATTACACTCAGCTTACCTATGTTGAAGCTGGGGGTGACGGCTCCCGTCGCCCCAATGCTAAGATTTATATACCTGCTGGCAGTTATATCATAACTAAGCCAGAATCTATGATGCCTAGCAGATATTCCAGTACCCCCTTCGTAGGTCTTGTCTTTGAGGGGGATGGTAGATACGCTACCTTCATATTTTTCAAGCCCACTTCCCCAGCATATTTGCTGTCTAACAACAATTCGTTCTTGCATTTGACCTTCAGGGATATGGCCTTCGTATCCAACACCACTAACGCTAGTTGGATGAGTTCCTTTTCCAATGGTACAGCACAGAATTATGCCTTTGATAGGGTAATCTGGGGAGGAACTTGGAATTATGGCATAGTCCTGACTGGTATTGATACAAACTCTGAGATGTCGTGGCAGCACTGTAACGTTAATGGTACGTGGACTACCTTCTTCTATGTGCCACAAAACGCCTCTACCTCTGGTACCCCCACAAATGCTGACCAGTTTGTTAACTACAACTTCTATTCCTGCAATATGGAAATAAGCGGTGGTAGCATGATAGACTTAGCCTATGGGGGTTCTGTGGGTATATGGGGCGGGAGCTATATGTACTATTCTGGCACTACTACTGGCGGTACCATGATCAACCTACGTAATGATAACCATGGTCAGGGGGCCTGCCGTATATTTATATCTGGTATACGGGTGGAACTACCCTCAACAGTCTGTAAGTTCCTGTACTGTGAGTGGCCTGATGGGACGGTTACCCTAGTTAACGTAGACTTGGCTGTGCAGTCCTGGAACACGGTGGCTGGAATACAGAACGTAAATAATGTTACGTTTAATTTTGGTAACGTGTCTGGGCCAGAGATTCAATTTATAGGGTGCATGTTCCAGGGAAAACATGAATACAAGTATGCCATAAACCCTGGTCTGCGTAGTCCAAGAATTCTGTACCAAAACTGTGTGATAGTGAACTACAGAGAGGCTAAGGATTTTGTAGTACTCACAACCCTACAGGACCCATACCAAGGTGGTAGGCCCAATATTAAGTTTGATATGTGTCGGGGTCTACAGGATGCTGACCAGGGGAAGTATGTGTTTGATACCACACTAAACTGGGATTATGCCCCTACTGGCTTGGCTCAAAAGCGTGTACTGAAGATGGCTAACCTATTCAATGGTGGTTTGCCAGACCTTTCAGGTAATGTGGAAGCCTATCTACCGATGGGGGCAATAGTGACAAGGGTAGTGTTGTATGCCAAACCTGGTGCTAACTCCGGTACTGGTACTTGGAACTTTGAGTTAAAGACCTCTGAGACTACCCCAACGTCTCTAGCTACCGCCACTCCTGATGGGGGTGCCCCAACCAATGGATTTTCTGTTGTCAAGGATATGGTGTTCCTATGTGATTCAGATGCCAAAAGGCATTTGATACTAACAGGGGATATGACTGCATACTCTTATCCAAAGGGGTACTGCCTAGTTGAGTACATCTGTTAATGGTTTCTGTACATCAATAGATGTAGACATTTAATACCTTGATCCCTCCTATGGATTATTCTATCTGTAGGAGGGATCTTCATGTCTTTCACTCAATCACAGAAAGAGTTACAGGAAGCACTGATAAACAGGCAACCAGCCTTATATATACTTAAACACCGATTCATAAAAGGGGTACCTATAACCTTTTACTCCAATAAGCACCCTATCAAGCACCGCCCTTGGCAAATAGATATACTTAATGATCAGCACCCAGACAAAGTTGTACGCAAATCCCGTCAGTTAGGCCTATCTGAAATGGCTGTATCCGAATTCATATGGTTCTTGGACACTCATCCTATGGCTAACGGGATGTATACGTTCCCTCGGAAGGAACAGATGGAGGACTTTAGTAACACCCGTATAGCTCCTATATTTGAAGAGTCATCGTACCTCAGAAAGCGTTTGGACCGTAGGCAGAATAACGTACGTCTTAAAAAGCTGGTAAATGGTAGCCATATGTTCCTACGCTCTGCATGGAATTCAGCACTAGGTGAGGGTCAACAGGTAGATATTTTAGGTCTAGATGAGTACGACCGCATGTCTGATGGTGTGGAGTTAGCCTTCCGAGAGTCTATGAAGTCCTCCAAATATAAGCTGATGAGGCGGTGGAGTACCCCTACCATACCGGGACGCGGGGTGGACTTGCTATTTGGAAAGAGCGACCAGCGGTACTACCACCATAAGTGCGAGAGATGTGGCCACTGGCAGGTTATGTCCTTCGAGGACAACATAGTACAGGTAAAGAAAGACGGTGTGGACCTTGTAAATGAGCAAATACAGGACGGCACCTATATGTTCATCTGTTCCCACTGTAAGATGGAACTGAACAGGTGGAATAAGGGGGAGTATGTAGCCAAGTATCCAGATCGGCATGAGGTGCGTGGTTACCACATTTCTCAGCTAGATGCAGTATGGGTTTCCGCTGACGAGATTATGCGTAACCAATTCCAGTACAAGGTAAAGCAACTATTCTTCAACTACGTTATAGGTGTGCCCTATGCCAGTGAAGGCCTTATGATTACAGATCAAGATGTACTGAGTTGTATAGGGTACCAAGAGCCAGTTGGGTATAGGGACTTCTCTAAGTATAAGAAGATAGTGGCAGGAATAGACTGGGGTTACTACAACTGGATAGTGGTGTTAGGGTTGACTGATGATGGTCAGATTGAGCTGCTAAATCTGGACTGGATTGAGGACAATCCACAGAAGCCACTGGATTGCGTAAGTTATTTTGCTGCTGTGCTTCAACCATACGACCCAGATGTTATAGTAGCGGATAATGGTTTCGGTGCTGACCGTAATAGCTACCTTATTCAGCAGTTTCCTGGTAGGGTATTTGCTTGTGATTGGGACACCCCTAAATCCAACATACCTCTTGTGGACTCTTGGAATGATAATGCTCAGCGGGTGCGGGTTGACAAGACTACTAAGATGAAGCGTACCCTGTATAACGTTAAAGCACGGGCTATCAGAGTGTTTGGAGAGAGTGAGAAGCTTGCTATGCTCATAAAACATTTAAAGAACGTGCGTTTTTTGATAGAAGAGGAAGAAGGGGCTATTTACGAACGGGTTACCCGTATCGGGGACGACCACCTAGCTTGTGCCCTGTCGTATGCGTATATTGCTCTTGACAGGATATTAGAGTTGCATAAGCCTAAGAGCAATTTCGGATTTGACTTCGTAGGGTAGGGGTGAGCGCATGAAACTGTGTGAGGGTTTAAACCCTGACAAGCGTAGGGAATTTAATGAAAAACTATGGTCTCGTAGGAAGGCACATATAGACAAACATGGTACAAAGTCATGGAATCCCAAGGAGCATGGAGATGAGGTGCTTAAAGAAATGATGCACCTTAAAGTAGCAAAGTCAGAGACCCTACAGGATATTTTTGGTGAAGGGAGGTATGAGATATGGAACCAGTAGGACTTCACATAGATCTAGAAAAGGGTCGCAAGAGTATAGAGCGCGTGGATGATGCCCCAGTTAAGCCTAAGAAAAAGGATAAGCACCAACAGCTCATATTGGATTTAGGTCTAGAGAACTTTGCCAATGACCTGACCCATAAGCAGTTTACCAAAGGTGTAAGTCTAGGATTTTCCTCCCTACCAGGTTTTGAACTAGTATCTAAGGCTGGGAAGGCTCACCTGCCTGAGGGTGCGGAGCGTTTTGCGTATAAGGTTCATAATGATCGGGGTATCATTTACATTCCTGTGAACCGTCTGAGGCAGGTGTACCAGACCGATAAGGCTACCAACCCCAAGAAAGTAGCTGAAAATGTCAAGAAGATGAAGGCTGGTATACCCCTTGCCCCGATACAAATAGGGTACTCCTATGATGTTCATGATGGGCATCATAGATGGGAGGCATCGGAAGAGATAGGGTATTCCCATGTACCCTGTGAGGTGGTAGGTACGGACCCTGATAAGGTTCGTGAGGCCAAGAAGAGATACAGAGAGGTATGGAAGAGCGAATCTCTCGCTATGGTCGTTGACTTATCCAAGTCTATACTGAACCGTGGTAAGCTAGTCAAGAGAGCTGTACATGTCAAGGGCAAGAATGGGAAGATATTCGTCCGTATGCAGTGGGTAGACCCACATAAAAATGACCCCAGCTACCACCAAACTGGTGGCAATGAGTCCACTTATAAACACCATGAGCACGGCATCAAGGATATGGAACGAGCCCAAAGTAACCGTTTCCCTGTCA